CAATCTCGCTTGGCACCACGAAGAGGAACCGCTCGGTCACGGCTGTCGGACTGTCAGGACCGACGTACGCGGTGAGCAGCCGAGCGTTCGCCGCGATGATTCCCTGCAGCGTGTCGTTCGGCATGTCGGTCAGCACCCGGCTCCGGAGCTCATCGACGGTGAGAGACACTTTCGTACCACCTGTCCCAGAGTGCGAACAGCGTCGCCGACAGAATCACAATCGCCGGGTTCAGCGCCGTCGAGATGAAGACTGCAGCATCGGCGTCAACCCCGGAGAAGTACAGCAAGACGTTGACGATGCCGAGGATGGCTGCGGTGAACAGACCGCGCGTAATCTCGACCTCGCTTTTCGTCGAGTTCCCGTTGCCTGAAAGCCGGTCAACCACGTGCTTCACCATCTTAGCACCTGTGGAGGCGCTCAACCGAGAGCCGCTCACTCCCGGCTGAGCCAGAACAGGAGGGTTACGCCGTCACCGCGGTGAAAGCAGCTGCACGATAGACCGCGAGAGCGGCGCGGACATCGGCGCGAACAGCCTTCCGACCGCGAGCGAAGTCGTCGTTGACGTAGCCAACCTCAACGTTCACCTCGCTCCGGAGGATGAGCTCGGAGTGCTCGCGGAACGCACCGACGAGCGCGTAGGTGCCTGCCGGGAGCTGGTTCGAAACCACAACCGGAATTCCCCAGAGGGTTGCCGGACCGCCGTTGGCAGGAGAGCCATAGACGTACGCGCCGTCGGTCGTCTTGACACCCATAATCGTCTCCCACGAGGAGGAGCTGAGCACGACCGCGTCGGGTTCAGCCATCGCGTCCTTGACGAGCCGGATGCCGTTCAGCACCTTGTCGAGGATGTTCGCGGCGGTGGTGCCGGTGACGGTGTTGATGCCGGAGCGGTTCAGGATGCCGCGCAGGTTCGGAGCGGTGCCGGTACCGTTAATCACCTGATTCGCCAGCCGCTGCCGGACGAAGAAGGTGAGCCGGTTGTCGATGATTTCGCGAACCCGCGGCTCGTCGTCGAGCGCCTCGTCAGACACCGGGATGGTGACCGCAATCTTCCGAAGCGGTTCACTGATTTCGGTGTAGGTGATGGTAGCCTCGGGGTACGTGCCGCCTTCGGCAACTTCAGCGGCGACGTTCGCGCTGAGCGTCTCCGACATGTAGACGTAGGAGTTCTGGTTGGTGCTGCCGACAGGGATGATGTCGAGGATGGTAGGAAGAACGTACGCAGCCTCGGCAACCCGGTCGGAGCGCCGGAGGTCGGGGTTCCAGCTCGTGCCGAGACCGAAGAGAGCCTTCGTGTCGACACCGCGCAGGGTGATGGTGCCGCTCTTGAACTCCGGAGCCTCGACGACGAGAGCGCCGAGCGTCTTCGTGCCGGAGCTGGCAGGCGGCGTGACGTCGGGAACGACGATGTCGTTGATGGTTTCCTTCACCTTTGTAACCTTCGAGATGAGTTGCTTCAGCTCAGCCTCCTCGGCGACGAGCGCCTCGATGCGGCTCAGCTTTTCCGACAGCGTGCCGTCAATGCTCTTGACGTTCGCGATGTCGAGTTCGTCACCCGCTTCTTCGCGGATGCTCTTCAGCTCAGCCTGAACCTTCTCAAGCTGCTCCTGAAGCTCGTAGAGAGTCTTAGACATGGTTGCCTCCGTGCGCCAGCGCTCGCTTGAGGAGCACCGCGCGAAATTTCTTGAGTTCTTCCGGAGTCTCGAACTCCGCCGACTTGATTGCCACGGTGTGAGTCAGCGGCTGTGCCGCAGCCAGCACCGGGGATACCTCGATTATATCCAAGTCTTCGAGCACCCGCACCCGAGTGCCGTCGATGGTTTGGAACGACGACTTTCTGACGATGTAGCCGTAGCTCCACTGCTGGAGCTCGCCAAGATTCCTCACCACCTTGTACGTCTCAGCGCCGCCTTCGGTGTCGAGGAAGAATTTACCGACAACCTTCGCTGTCGCGCCGTCGTTCACGATGGTGCCGGAGCCGACCGGCAGGTCGGTGTGCCGGTGACCCCAGTACGAAATCGGCACCGAAATGCCGTCTTTGATTGCCGTCGGCAGCGTGATGTCGCCGTCGCGGTCAACGGTGTTGAAGAGCGAGAACACTGCGACGAACTCGCCGGAGTCGTTCAGCTCTTGGAAGGAGAGTTGCTTGCGTTCAATCTCACTCATTGCCGTAACCCAGAAGGTTCCTAGCCTCCTCAGCGGAAATTATACCAGCCTCGACGAGCTTGATGACTCGCGCCGTCTCGCGCTCCCTGTCACCGGCGAGGATGCGCACCTTCGAGTCGTCAAACACGTACGCGCCGTCAGGGTCGATGTCGATAAGGAGCTGCATCGTCAGCTCGTCGGCAACCTTTCGCTGCAGCGGGATGACCGTCTGCTCGTATGCGGCTTCCCGAGCCTCGGAGTAGTTCGCGAACGTCGAGCGCTCCAAACCGGCACCGAACCCTACGACGATAGCCGGAACCCCGAACACAGCCGAGATGCGCTCCTCAGGAACGCGCCGGAGCTCGGTGAGCACGATGTCCCTCGGAGAGAACCCGAGCTGCTCCACCTTCACCGAGCCGGATAGCACGAGCGGCTCGCCGCGGTTCTCGCCGCCGAATCGCTGCTTCCACGCCGCCTTCAGCGCTTCCATCTCCGAGCGCGGGAAGTCGATTGCGTCGGAAGTCGGGGAGATGACGACCCCCGGCACCCCGGCGTTCTTCAACATCGCCGAGGAGAACACGGCGGCTTCCTCGTCTGTGCGAATCTCCCGGGTTATCGCCGCGAGGGGAGACTCGCCGATGAGTGGGTTCGTCTTCCCGAGGCTGTACCGAAGGTGGATGATGTCTTCGCGCGGAATCTCGGTGCGGTTCTTCGTGTAGACGTACTGCAGGCTCGACGAACCGCGAACCTCGCGCATGGTGACGGCGGTGCTCGGCAGATACCAGAGCGCGACGACTCTGCCTGAAGCCGTCCGGGTCTTCAGCATGAAGCCGTTACCGGTGATGAGCATGTCTGCGAGCACGGCTTCGAGCATCTGCCTGCCGGAGTAGCTCGGGTTCGGCTTCGCGATGAGCTGCGCGCCGGGGTGCTCGCGGAGGAGTCTCCCTTCGCGCTCGACGAGCAAGTCCGGCTCAGCAACAGTCGTTGTCAGCCAGCGCACAATCGCCGCTACAAGGCTCGATTGCGCCGGGTTCGAGCTCGCGCTTCTCCCTGCGCCAATGTCCGGGAGCGAGATGACGCTCGAAGCCGTCGGAGAAGTCGACTTTTTCTGTATTCCGATTCGCATGGCTACACCCACAGTATATCAGCTCGCGGAGGAGCCGAGTTGGCACGGGTATCGTCTGGACCGACGACTCCAACGAGAAGCCGAGGTATTCCCGGAGACGGTTGATGCAGGCGCAGGAGTTCATCACACCACCACAAGCTGTTTCCTCCTCGTCAGGGTTTCCCAAGCTCCGCTGATTGCATCCACGATGTCGTCGTGCGCGCCGTGCGGGAAGGAGGCGAGCTCGGCGAACCCAACCCTCCAGTCGCAGTCATCGACGAACACGAGGGTACCCGCTTCGAGACGCGACACCCAGAGCTGAGCGCGAGCCAGCTTCGAGCCTGTGACCCTGTGGGGGTGAACCATTATATCAGACATCCTTTCGTCGCGAGAGATGTCCTGAGCGAAGCCGAGCTGCGTCGCGTTTGACTCGATGTAGACGCGGCAACCCTCGCGCACGGCGGTCTCGATGATGCGCTCCTTCACCGCCGGGTACGGAGCTTTCAAGACAATAAGGCTCCCGACGTAGTAGCGCGAGCCGTCGAACCACATCCTCACCGACGCGGTGCGGTCGGCATCCTCGCCGGTGGAGACAGCCAAGTCCCAGTACCTCACGGAGTCGCCGCCGGGTTCAACCTGCTGAGCGACGAGGAGTTCCTGCTTGATGGCGGCACCCTCGTTCGAGATGAACTCGCCGTCAATCTCCTGTCTCGCCATCTCCGCGGTGTAGTTCTCCCGGAGCCGCTCGGCGTACTCAGGCGAAATGAAGATGTTGCTCGTCGTGCTCGCTCGGTGCGCCGACAGCTTGCCTTCCTTGTATAGCCGGTAAATCCAATCGAAGCCGCGTGGAGTCGTCGTCAGCCACAGGCGGTTAGGAGCACCCGGAGCGCGGAGCCTGCCGAGGAGGATGTCGAACGTCTTCCTCGACACGTACGCCGCCTCGTCAATCCACACCCAGTGGAGATTCGGACCGCGGAGCCTGTCGGGGTTCGAAGCCGTGCGGTAGAGGATTTCTGAGCCGTTCTTCAGCACGAAGCGGAAGTCGGAGAAGTTCTTCACATCGATGGCGTCGCCGAACACATCCTCGGACACCCGGAGCGTCGCGTCGCGGAGGAGCCGGTACGTCGGCGCAACGACGGCTCCGATGGTGTTCGGGTGCTCGGCTGCGTACATCAGCGCTTTGACGGCTCCGGCGTAGGTTTTCCCCGAGCCGATGCCTCCGATGAACCCGGTCATCATCGAGTCGTCGAAGACAAAGTCCCGCTGCGGCTTCGTGAGCTTCAGGTTCATCCTCGGCACGAGCACACCCCGCTGGAGACGTCGAACGCACGCCGCGCCAGCATCTCGCCGGTCTGGAGGTTCCGGATGAACACGCCGGTGCCGGAGTACGCGACGACATGTGCGTCGGCTCCAGCCATCGCCGCGAGCTTCCTGACGAACGTCGTCGGCTTCTTCATGCAGGTGTCGGCACCGCCGCGAACCATCTCGAAGAGGTGGAGCCTGCCGCAGTTCGAGCACGAGCTCCAGACGTCCAAGTCGATAGCGGCAAACCCCGTCGGCAGCTCGCGGTGCCAGCGGCTGAACCACAGCTCGCCGGAGAAGCACGCGATGCGCGGGTAGCGCTGCACGTAGACGCGCCTCGGGTTGCCGTGCGCAGCCGCCGAGTGTTGGATGTGGAGCTCGGAGAGCTCCTCGACGAACGCGCGCTCCTCGACGCGGTTGCCGTTGATGAGAAGCGAGCCACCATCGCGGTCTACCTGAAAAACAGGAACACCGGCAGCCTCGGCGACATCACCCGGGTCTTCGCCGCGGACAGGCATGGCTGCGAGCGGCTTGAAGCAGAGGTGGCAAACCTCGAATAAGCCGCCTTGGGTGCCGCCGAACATGTCGGAGAGGTTGTCGCGGACGCCGGTGAGCTCGTATCTCATAGCAGTATTATACCACACTGACTAGGAGAACTGCGCGTGAACGATGGGAACATTGCCGGTGCCGCCGGTAAGCGGAACCGTCGGGTTCGTGCTGAGCGAGGCGTCAGAGTTGTAGAAGTGCGAGTTGAGCGCGGTGCCGCCGGTGACTACGCCGAACTGCGCAGCCGTCGAGAACGCGCGGAGCGTCGCTGCGGCGGTGGCACGGAGAGCGGCGAAGTACGCTCCCGGCTCGAGCGTCACCGACACCGTGCCTGACTTCACGCCTGTGGCGCTTGTGTCGAGACCGGAGACGTACGCCAGCCGCTGGACCGGCGCGTTGCCTGCAGCGTTCGCCGAGTAAATCGCCAGCTCAGCCGTTCCAGCAGAAGCCGTCGTGACTTCGAGAGCTAGAGCGGTGACGGTGATTTTCTTGAAGACACCGAATGGCATGAAGTAGCAGCGACCGGCTGTGAGCGCGAGCGTCGTCTTCGCGAAGCCGAGATGGAGCGACTTCCACGCCGTAGCGCTCGGGTTCGCCGCTGAGCCGAAAGTTACCGCGAGAGCCTGCATGATGCGCGGGTCGGAGACGATGACGGGGTTGCCGCCGGAGTCGCCGACCCACAGCTCACCGGTGCTAGTTCTCGCCGCGAGCTCACCGTGCTGCAGCGACGAGGGAGTGTTGCTCGTGCTCCGCTTAATCTGGATGAGCGCCATCTAGAACGTACCGCCGTCCACGATGTTCACGTCGAGCGTCACGTAGGCGTTGCCGGAGTCCTTCGTCCACGTCATGCTCGAACCCATCCGAATCACCCCGTCGGTGCCGTTCGTACCCCAGATGTACCCGGCGGTGCCGCCAGACACGACCGCGACTTTTTCGTCGGTCGAAGACGGCGGGATGTTCAGCGCGTTCTTGAAATCCTGAATGGTGATTTTCTTCTCTTTCTGACCGGTTGCGTTCTGGTCGTGGATGAGAAGCAAGTCGTTCGCCAAGTCGACGGAGCCAATCGCCGACAGCTGGTCAACCGCCGGGGTCGCCGGAACGACGGTCGTCGCGTCGACGGCAACATGGAAAGTCCGCCGGTCGGTCGTCCAGATAGGCTCACCGGCGAGGTTGCCGGTCGTCGGGATGTTGTTGAACGCACCGCGGCGGAGTTGAATACGTGCCATGAGTTACCTCCTAAAAGGTTCCGCAGTCTATTGTATCAGGGAGTGCACCCGGTGGTCCGGGAGTCACCGCCTTGACGACGTACGTGGTCGACGGCTTCGAGACGGCGACGGTCTTCCCACCGGAGTTGATGGTGATGTTTTTCTTCTGCTGTGAGACGGTCAGAATCATACCTTCACCACCGAAATCGCGCCGACGAGGAGCGTCTCCTTGTCGCCGCTAGTCCAGATGAACCCAAGCCTGTACGGGTAGCGCGCAGGCTGCAGGTTCGCGCTGTTGCTCGCAGTCACCCAAAGTCGAAACTCGCCGTTCGTCGCCGATGTGATGGCGAAGTTGAGGTTCGGCATGTCACAGACGACGAACAGTGTCGAGCCGGACAAGTCGACGGGGTTGTTCGACTCGTCGGTGATTTTGAAGTCGGCTTTGAAGGTGTCGCCAATAACACAGACGAGGTTGTACTCAGGAATCACCGACAACCTCCACTCGGATAGAGATGTCGCGGTCTTCGTCCGGCTTGAACCGGTCCGGGAACACCGCCTTCAGGTAAGCCTCGATGGAGCGGTACGTCTTGCCGAAGTGCTTCTTCCAAGCCTCAAGAGCACCGCTCTCGAAGGTGGAGATGCTCTGCTCGACGGCGGCTCGGAATTCTGCGGCTTCCTCGCTCTTGTTGTCGGCGTCAATCAGGCGCTCGAACTCCTCGTACGGCAACCCGGCAATACCGCAAGCCGTCTTCGGCGGGTAGCCGAGAGCCAGAAGTTCCAACACCCGCTTACGACCAGTATTCTCCGAACTCATGCTCAACTCTCGGGTTCGACTTCTCGCAGACCGCGAGCATCGACTCAATCATAACACGCTCAACCTCGCGCCGAACCTCGTCGCTGAACGGCTCGGCTGGGTTGAAGACGAGCTCGTCGTGAACCTGAGCCACGAGCGTGTCGGCTAACCCGGCTTCCCAGAGCCGAACCATCGCGAGCTTCGCGCCGATTGCCGCGGTCCCCTGAACGCGTGTGTTCAGGAGCCGGGTGCTGGTGAGCTTGTCGCCGGAGAGAACCCGACGGTAGCCGAGCGGCAGCCTCACGCCGCGAGCGCCGCCTGCGCGAGCCAACTCCTGAGCGTTGACCCGGCTGCGAGCGAACCCGCGGAACCGGGAGAAGAACACTCGCATCAACCCGTTCGGGTCTTCGATGTTCGCGCCGTAGGAACGAGCGTGCCGACGGAGAGTGTTCGCGGAGCCGCCGTAGAGGAGAGCGAACGTCAGCGCCTTCGCCATCTTCCGCTTCTCAGGCGTCACCTCGCCGAAGATTTTCGTGGCAATCTCGGAGTGGATATCCTCACCGCTGGCGAGCGCCGACAGCATCTCATCGTCGCGGTAGAGCGCCGCAGCGACGCGCACCTCAATCTGCGAGTAGTCGAACTTCTCGAAGACGCCGCTCCCTCCGAAGACGCTCCGCATGCCGCGCGGAATCTGCTGGAGGTTCGGGTCGGTGCACGACATCCTCCCGGTGTCGGTGCCGAGCTGACGCCAGCGAGGGTGGATTCTGCCGTTGACGATGTGCTCGGCAACCCACTCCTCGCCGTACATCAACACCTTCGCGGCTTTGCGGTACGCCAAGACGAGCTTCGTGAACTCGGCGGCTTCCTCAGGCATCTCCCCGAGCTTGTCGTTGAGGTGCTCGCTCTCCGTCGAGGCGGTGCGGTAGCCGAGCTTCTCGTATGCGGCGATGAGCTGCTTCGGCGAGCGCGGGTTCAACCCCGGGAACTTCGCCTCCAGCTCGTTCGTCAGCTTCACGAGCTCCCGGCTCCCGTACTCGTCGACGTAGGCTTCGAGCCGCGAGATGTCGATTGGAACACCGCGCCGAATCATGCTGGCGATGAGCGGACCGAGCTTCGTCTCCAGCTCCAGAGCCTCGGTGACACCGGCTTCGCGAGCGAGCGTGAGCTGGTGCTCCATCAGCTTCGGGAGGTAAACGACATCTTCGATGACGTACTGGAGCTGCTCCTCGCTCAGCTCTGCCGACTGCATCCACGAGCCGTGGTCAACGTTCTTCGCAATCTCGACGTTGAGCCTGCGGCGGAGCGTGTCTTTCAGCGTGTGCGAGACGCGCCGCGCGCCGGTGGCGAGCACCTGCTCGGCGACGATACAGTCGAAGGCTTTCACCCTCTTCAGGTTGAGACCGTGGTGCGCCGCGAGAAACACCAAGTCGAAGGCGAAGCCGTTGAACCAGACGCTCTCCCGGCGGTGGAGGAGCTCGACAGCTTCGTCGATGTTC